TCCGTGTGGCCCGCCTCCGCGGACACGTCGGACATATCTGCCGAAGTTCTCGTTGTCGCCGGTGGCGGTGGCGGCGGTGGCGCCTCTGGCGCGTCAGGCGGCGGCGGCGGTGGTGGCGGCGGCGGCATCCAGTATTCGACGCAAACACTTGCCAGCGGAACCACCTACGCGGTAACGATTGGTGCAGGTGGCGCAGGTGCAACGAGCGCAAGAGGCAGCAACGGAAGCAACAGCGTTGTTTCGGTACTTGCGATCACCGCAACCGGCGGCGGTGGCGGCGGTCACGGAAGTTCACCAAGCTCCGGCCTAAACGGCGGCTGCGGTGGTGGTGGTGGAGCAAACCAAGGAACCGGCGGTACAGGTTCGCAGGGATCTAACGGCGGAACCAAGGCGACGTATGCAAGCCCGTATTTCGGCGCGGGTGGCGGCGGTGCTTCTGCTTCCGGATCGTCCGCTGGCACTGGTGGCGACGGCACAAGCTATTTCGGTTCGACCTATGCCGGTGGTGGTGGCGCTGGGCAGCTCGCGGGCGCTGGCGCAGCGGGTGGTAGCGGCGGCGGCGGCGCGGGCGGCAATCCGACCGGAACGGCCGGAACCGCTAACACCGGCGGCGGTGGTGGAGGCGCCGGAAGCGCCTATCCAACAGGCGGCGGATCAGGCGGTGCGGGTGGTTCCGGCGTCGTAGTGATTCGATACACAGGAGCTTCCGCGGTTGCCACGGGCGGAACGATTACCACCTCTGGTGGGTACGTCTATCACACGTTCACGGCTAGCGGCAATCTGGTGATGACATGAAATACGCAGCACATATCGTCAATGATGTCGTGGTTCAGGTGGTGGTTACGCCAACGCTCGCGTGGGTGCGTGACAACCTTGGCGGCGAGTGGCTTGAGTGCAAGATCGACGGCAGTATCCGCGGGTGCTATCCCGGTCCCGGCTACACGTACGACCGCGCAAACGATGTATTCGTGCCACCGCCGGAGGAGCCTGAACCGGCATGAAGCTGGCCGCGGCCATCCTCGCGCTCTCGCTCGCCGGTTGCACCAACCACACGGCGGCTATCGCGCATTCGGCCATTGACGCCCGCCAGGCGGTGGGCGCGGCGATCGTCCACATGGACGCGGCCCGCGAGGAGCTGGACGGCCTCCAGACGTCCATCGAGGCAGTGCAGGCACACGTCGCGTACGTGAGCGACGAGGAGCCTGGCATTTTCAGCACGCTGAAATTTCTCTCCGTCGCCGGGGTCGTGATCGGCGCATTCGCCCTGGTCTACACAATCAAAAACTGGAAGCTCGTATGAACCTCGCACCTTGGCAATACACGCTCTGGCTGGTGGGCCTCATGGCTATCACCTTCGCCTCCGGTTGTTCCATCGGTATCACCTTCGCACGTAAGCAGAAAGCGAAACCCCATGCTCGCAAGCGTTGAATCTCTCCTCGGCTCAATCTGGTTCGGAGTCATGCTCGGCCTCATCGGCGCGGTCGCCGGCTTTCTCTACTGCCGCAAGGGCAAGGCCCGCGAGTGAGGCTCGGCTTGTGTTGTTGCGCGGGCAACCCGCTCACGCCCGAAACTTTTTGTCCCCCGAATCTGCCGTCGGGGTTCGGTACGCGCAACTATCGCATCGCGTTCCCAACCATCTATCCCTTGTCGTTGGGGCGCGAGAATCCGCCATATGCGGGCCTACCCAACGACCAGGGTAGATGCCCCAGCACGGCCAGCTCTCCGGCTTGGTCTGTGCCGGTCTGTGATTACTACAACGAGCTTTACCTCTACGACAATCTCGCAACCGCCTGTGATGGGTCGGTCGCCACGTACTGCACCGAGGCCTACGGGCCGTCTGGATTCTCCGCGGCGGCGGCGAATTGGGATTTCACCGGGGCGCAAGCGTCCGGCGCTGGGCAGATCCAAAAGTCGTGGGTTACCTCTACGTCGGTCGTAGCCGCCGCCCTCCAACGATGTTGGTTGTTCAACGGACCAGGCGGCACCGATGCAAACCGCACAAGGCTTCGCCTTACGGTGGACTTCGACTACGCGGTTACACGCGCCCTCTGCGTCGGTGGTCCACCTCGAGTACGGAAGGTCCCGTGTACCTACCAGGCGATCTATATCGGCGACCCGTTTACGGCCGCGGAGGCGATCTCCCCGACGCTCTACCTCAAGACGTTCCTGCATACTGCTCCCCGCTACTGCGGCGACGCCGAGGGCGTCTGGCAGACCTACGTTGACGGCTTCCCCAACGACCACGGCTACGGGGTAAACGGTTCCTACCTCCAGGCGGGCGGCTATCCAGGCCTCCTCCCGGCAACGATCCCGGTGACGCTGCTATGAGGCGCCAGAACACCTACGACGCCGACGAGCGGCCCCTGGGGGAACGGCTGGCCGAGCGGCCGGCGCCCGGCCTCGGCGACGCCGTCGCCGCCATGGCGAAAGCGGCGGGCTTCAAGGAGACCACGGGTTGCGGGTGCGCCCGGCGGCGGGCGACGCTCAACCGTTGGACCCCGGCTTGGCTTTCGCAGCTGCTCGGGCGGCTAGGGAATCCGGCGCCGCAATAAGGGAAAGTTTCTCTATGCCGTTTTGCCGGAACCTGTTACGGTCGGTGGAAATGGCAAAAAGGCCAACGAAACACCGGGTTGAGTCCCAGGGGAAGCCCGTCCTTTTGCGCGAAATCGACGCGAGGACAAGACGCGCCATGGCTAGGAAAGAAAACGCCCGTGAGGAGTGGTGGATGGTCCGCAACGACGGCGACCCGAAGGGCGTCTGGTCGTTTACACTCGATCCGTACGCAAGTCCTTGGGATTGGAAGGTTAAGATCGGTGCCAATAAGCACCACGTAGAACGTCGGATAGCCATCGCAAAGCGAGATAGCGATAATCAGGGAAAATTGATGGCAATCCGCCGAATGGTCGATAGGATGCGCGGTGTACCGGAGTAGAGGCAAGATTCGCCAATGGCATGGGTCCGCGTAACCTTATTTAGCATAACACGCAAATTATGGCCCATTTGGCGGACGCTCCGGTGCGCATGAGGCGCGCAAGCGATGGAAACGTTCGACTCGGCACTTGCAAAGGCATTGATATCGGCCCAAGCGGACCTGCGTAATCCGCCCTTCGACAAGGCAAACACGGCATTCGGCGCACCGCGCGGCTATTCAAGCCTCGCGGCGCACGTCGACACGATTCGCCCGGCGCTCGCGAAGCACAAGCTCGCGGTCGTGCAGCTGGTGGGGTCTGGGCCGGAGAAGACGCTGACGCTCCTTACCCGCCTGGTGCATGAGAGCGGCCAGTTCATGGAGTCCTCTGTGTCCGTGCCAATGCCGCCTACCGAGCAGAAGGTGGGTTCCTCCCTCACCTATCTGCGCCGGTACGCGCTGGCAGCGATCGTCGGGGTATGCGGGGACGAAGACGACGACGGAAACGTCGCCAGCGCCCCGACGATCGCCCAGGAGGCGCCCAAGCCGAAGAAGCTCGTCACGGTGCCACCGACCCGCACCGAGGCCGCTATGGCCGGCACGGCGGCGCCGGCGGGCGTCCTGCGGTTCGAGGGCGTGGTCGAGCGGATCTACGAGAACGAGAAGTCCTCGAAGATCGTCCTCGAGAGCGGGGAGCAGCTGGTGGCGTGGAACGACCTTGCCGGCCTTGACACGATGCAGATCGGCGGGCGGTACTGGTTCTCCTGCAAGCCCTCGAAGAACCCCAAGTATCCGGCGCCGTCGATCACCGACTTCGGCGAGGCGGGCCTCAAGGGTGGAGAGGAGATCCCGTTTTGAACCTCTTCCAATCCCACCTCGAGCGGGAGGCGCGACTTGATTCGCTCGCTGGCAAGCTCGTCTGGACGTCGTCCATCCTTGAGCTTCATGCGTGGTACCAGAGCAAGGGCGGCGTCCGAGAGCCGAACCTCTCAACCGCCGCGCAGTACGCCCGCGATGCCGCATTGATCTTGCAGGGAAAGGAGGCCAAGGATGGCCAAGCCGCTCCCGAGTGACGTGTTCCGCCTGGGCGAAGCGCTCACGCCCGAGGAGAAGCTCGTCCTCCTCGCCCTCATCGACTACGGCGCCCGGATCTACCCGAGCCAGGGGACGCTCGCCCTCAAGACCGGCTATTGCGTCCGCACCATCCGTACCGTCGTCAAGGCGCTCCGCGAGAAGGGCGTCATCCAGACCTCCCAACGGGGGGCGAAAGCCCTCACCTACAGCGTCGTCCTGGACCCCGTCCATGCGGCAAGGGATGCAGCGGTAGGTAGGCATGCCGTGCCTATCAATGCGGCAAGGGATGCAGCGGTATGCGGCAAGAGATGCAGCGGGATTCTAACTAGCCAAGGAACTAGCCAACCTAACCAAGCGCCGGCTACCGCCGGCAAGGGGGGGGAGGCTTCGCCATGGGATGGAATCGACCAGGAGGACCAGCGCAAGATCCGACGCTGGTGTCCGCGTGATACCGACACGCTCTGCGAGGCCCAGCGGCGCGTCACGCTCCGCAAGCTCGCCGACCTCGGCATCCGCGTCACCGACCACGCCAGGTGGTGGCGCCGGCTGGGCGAGCGGTGGGGCCAGATCGGCGTCCCGCCGTACGACCAGCTCGCGCTCGAGCTGCAGTCCATCGGCACGGACGTCCGCGACCGCGTGTCCGTCCTTGCGTTCCGCCTCGGACTTGGGAGGGTCGCCGCATGATCAGCGTCGAGCGAATCCTCAACCGGCTGGACAAGCGAGCCATGCACCAGGAAGCCGCGGCCGACAGGCAGTCACCGCGTTACGGTGAATACGCGGAGCGGTGCAGGGTGGAAGCCGAGTTCTACCGGGACGTTATGGACTGCATTGATCAACTACAGGCCGAGGCGATCTCGGCAAGGATGGGAAAGCGATGACCGAGATACCGAAGACGATCCGCGAACCATGGGAGCGGGCCATCAAGCGCGCCCAACGGTCGATCTCGATCGGCTCGATCCCCGTCGACGTCGTCGACGAGCTGATAAGCATGGTCGTCACCCAGCACGAAGAGGCGCGGGAGCAAGAGCGGAAGTGGCGCGAGCGCGAGCGGTTCCTCGAGACCCGCATCGTCTGCCTGGGCGGCGGCAACGACCTCCGCGGTATGTGGGCCGAGCCTCGAGGCCTCATCGTGCAGCATGGGGTCCATGCCGTGGTGGAGGACTCCCGATGAACACTTGTTTTGGCGAACCGGGGCCTGGGGGGCGTTCCTCCGGGCCTCGGCCTGTCAACAGCCGAGCCAAGGGCAAGGCCGGCGAGCTGGAGGCGTGTCGGGCCATGGAGGGGTACACGACCCTTCAATGGGAACGCACGGCCCAGCGGTGGGGCAACGCGACGCCAGATATCTGGGCGCCCTTGAAGCCGACCCTCGGCATACACGTCGAGGTCAAGCGGTACAAGGAGTACCTCGCGACGCCGACCCGCCTCGCGGCGGAACACGACCTCGTCCAGACGAGCGACGACCTCTTCTACTGCCGGCTCCACAACCTCCGCCGCGTCCTCATCGGCGGGCATCCGCCGCATTTCCACACAACGGTCCACAACCTCGTCTCGGGGTTCATGCGCCAGGCAGAGCGGGACATGGTGGGGACGGCCATCCCGCTCGTCCTCATGCGCCAGGACCGCGCCGAGTGGCTGGCCATGTGGAGGTATCACGACGACGACCTCATGCGTAACCGCCTCGAGCCATACCTGAAGGTCATCGATGCGGAGTGAGCCGACCAACAAGTGGGCGCAGAAGCCACCAGAACGCTCTGGGAGCGGTCACACGGGCAGGGGGTCTGGTAGGCCATGGAAGCGCCTGTCTCGCGCCCTACGGGCGAATAGACCGCTCTGCGAGGTCTGTATGGTGAAGCCGTCCACCGAGGTCCATCACAAGATCAAATGGGGCGATAGCGTCGAGGGTAGGCTCGACCCTCGGAACCTCGTGGCATGTTGTCGGTCATGCCATGAGATTCTGGAACGAGGCTCGCATGGCGGGTAAGCCAGGCGGTCGCTCTGGTGGTCGCAAGGGCGCACCCCCCGGCATTGGCCCCCCCACCTCTCCAGAGGTGGACCACCGCCGCTCTAAACCGTCGCGTGGACAGGCCCAGAAGCGGCGAAAGTCGCGCGCCAAGTCCTCGGCGCTGGCCGTGGCCGACAGCTACGCGGCCGAGGCGGTGGCCGGCAACGTGTCGCAGCGCGTCAAGGCCATGGCGTCGCGCTACCTCGACGAGCGCCGGCACGGGTCGGGCGTGGTCTGGGACGGCGAGCGCCTGGACGAGCTGGTGGAGTGGGGTCGGGCGAACCTCTCCGGGATCTTCGGCCCCATGGAATGGGACCCGTGGGCCGTGTGGGCCATGGCTATGTTCGTCGCCCGGCGTGGCGAGGACGGTCTCCCGCTCACCCGCGACCTTGTCCTGCAAGTCCCGCGAGGGTGCGGCAAGACGCAGATCGCCGCCGCGCTCGCCGGCTGGAGCCTCGAGCGGGCGTGTCTCGAGGACAAGAAGGGCGTCGAGATCGTCATCCTCGCAACCCTCCGCGACAAAGCCGTCGACGTCATCCGCCGCCTCGAGGGCATTCCCAATTGCAAGTCCAAGGCGTGGAAGGTCATGGGAATCAACGGCGCCCGGCCCGCAACCCTCGAGGCGTCGGCCGGCGCGATCAAAGCGGCCTCGTCCACGCCGCAGAATGCGGACGGGATTAGCCCGTCGCTTGTCATCCTGGACGAAGCGAGCCGCATGGACGAGACGTTCAACCGCGCCCGCTCCAGCACCATGAAGGTCCCGTGGAGCCAGACGCTTGTCATCACGACGCCGGACGTCGACCAGTACCACACGCCATACGGGGCCATGCTTCGGACGATCGAGGAGGCGCTCGACAACGGCAAGCCGCTCCCGCTCGGGACGCTCGCGGTCATGCACCAGGCGGACGCCGAGGACGACCCGTCGAACCCGCTCACCTGGGCGAAGGCGAACCCGGCGCTCGGCATCCGAATCCAGCCGGCCGAGTACGAGCGGCGTCTCTGCGAACTGAACGACCCGAAGCAGCGCGAGGAGTTCTATACGCAATGCCTGTCGACCTTTACCAACGACCTGTCCGCCGCCATTCCGATCCAGTATTTCGACGAGTGCGTCGACGACTGGGACCTCGAATCGGTGCGCGGCTTGCCGGCAATGGTCGGCATTGACTTCTCGATCGGCGGCTACAGCGGCGCCCAATGCGACCTCACAAGCCTCAATCTGGCCGTGTGGGACGGCGTGAAATTGCGGTCGCGCAATTGGCATTGGTGGGCCGGGAGGAGCATGGCCGACGACGAGACGCGGACCCGGATGCCGCTCCGCAAGTGGGAGGCGGAGGGGTTCGTCCGCAAGTCCGGCGAGGTCATCAACCTCGACGACGTGCGCGACGTGGTCGCCATGGTGGCCCGGACCGTCGACCTGAAATTCATCGTCTGCGACCCCGCCGCCGGCCAGGCGGGACGGGTCCAGCGGTGGGAGTCGGAGTACGGCTGGCCCGTGTCTAGGGCGCCCCGGAGCGCGGTCTACATGGGGTCGGCGTGGGCCATCTGGCAGGAGTTCGTCCGCGGCCGGCGCATCGCATTCCACACGGACCCGGTCCTGCGTGGAGCGATTGAATCGAGCAAGACCGAGACCGGGCCGACCGGACTCGTCACCGTTCGCAAGAGTACGGAACGCTCGAACAACGACCCGCTGATCGCATGCATCGTCGCCATCAAGGCGATGAACGATCGCGAGATGCTCTCGCAATCCATGTACGGCGCGGACGCCAGCCGCATCGCGTTCTAGCGTTGCATTGCGTTGCGTTGCGTTGCACGCCAATCTCCGCGGGAGTCCCGCGGAAGGGGCTAGACAACGCTGCCGCAATACTCGCAAATGCGGCCATGTCGCTCTGGTCCCGCCTCTTCAAGCGATCAATGCCCGCGATTACGTGGGAATCGCCTGTCAATTGGTACGCCGGCTCGATCGACTCGATCCCTGCCGTCCAGCGGTGCATCCACACGATCGCGTCCGACATTGCGCGATGCCCGGTCACGGTCACCGACGGCGACGGGAATCACGTCGAGGGCGCCTCGGCGGTGGACCTCCTCTCCGGCCAGGCGTGGGGCGACGTCCTCACCGGCACCGATCTCCGGCGGTGGATGGTCGCCGAGACCCTCACCACGGGCAATGCGTTCGCCGTGGTGGTCGTCGACACGTCCGGCGCCCCGATCGCGCTCCGGCCGATCGCTACCGCCGACGTATCGATGCAGCAGCAGACGGACGGGACGATCGAGTGGAGCTACCAGGGCCAGCCGTTCGATTACGGCTTCGTCCTGCATTTCAAGGCGCTCCCGACGCCGGGGAATCCCTACTGGGGGACCTCGCCGCTCGCCGCCGCCTCGACCACGCTCGAGGGTCTCGCCGCTCTCGAGGCCGCGTTCAAGGTGATCTCGCAGGGTGGCGGTCTGGGGAAGTTGAGTTTCAGTCACCCCGGCGCCCTCCAGCCGGCCGTCCGCGACGCGATGCGTACCGCGTTCATGGCGCAGCACGGCTCCGCCGCGACGGTCGGTACGCCGATCTTTGTCGGCGAGGGCATGAAGGTCGAGCAGCTGGCGCAGACGATGGTCTCCGACCTCGCCGCCGCCCGCGCCGCCGGCGCAAAGGAAGTCGCGTCGATCTTCGGCATCCCGTCCGCCATGCTCGACGCGAGCGACGCTCGCACCCAGCCGGAGATCGCGCAGATGTATTGCAACGCGCTCCTGGGGTGGAGCGCGAGCTGGATGGCCGAGGTCACCTCGAAGCTCGCCGCGCCTGGCACGAAGGTCGCGCTCGACTTCTCCCCGATCACCCAGGGCGATTTCCGCACCGCCGGCCGCGCCTACGCGCAGCTCCTCCAGGTGGGCGCCCTCGCACCGAACGACGTCCGCGCCCGGCTCGGCTTCGCGCCGTGGCCCGGCCTCGACGAGCCGAAGCCCGTGATCTCGGGCGTCACCGACCCCAACGCCGCCGCGGACGCCGCGGGGCAGGAGGTGGACCCCAATGCGTGAGATTCGAGCGCAGCTCACCGACAGCGGCGACGGCACGATCCGCGGCTATGCGGCCGTGTTCAACAGCTGGAGCAAGCCGATTTCCGAGCGCGGCCGCGTGTTCCGCGAGCAGATCAAGCCCGGCGCCCTGAAGCCCGAGGGGAACGTGTCCCTCTGGTGGATGCACGATCAGACCGACCCGCTCGCGAACACCAAGAGCGGCACCTTGACCGTTACCGAGGACGAGCGCGGTCTCGCGTTTGTCGCCGACATTGGGAACACCCAGCGCGCCAACGAGATCCGCGATCTCGTCCGCCGCGGCGTGGTCTCCGAGATGTCGATCGGCTTCGTGGTGAACCAAGACACCTGGGACGGGACGACCTCCCGCACCATCACCTCTGCACGTCTGCACGAGGTTTCCCTTGTTGAGAACGCGGCTTACAACGGGACGCTCGCCGCCGTCCGAAAGGATTCGACCATGCCCCTGAAGGAAGATCGCGCTCGCGTTGCCGAGCTGAAGAACGAGTATCCGTCCGCCACCGACGAGCGCCAGCTCGCCATCCTCGAGGAGATCGGCGAAGCCGAGGAGCGCATCGCCTCCGAGAAGTCCGTCCTTGAGGCCCGCATCAAGGCCCCCGCCATCATCACGAGCTCGAACCGCGTCGCCTCCCCGGCGAAGGACGAGACCCGCGAATGGTTCCGCGGCGGCTTCCGCAGCAACCGCGCCACCAGCCTCGGCATGTCGACGACCAACAGCGCAAACACCGCGCTCGGCGCCAATGCCACCATGCCCGTCCTCTCCAACGAGTTCGTGAAGGCGCTCGACCAGGAGTCGGTCATGCGTACCCTCGCGACCGTCGAGACCCGTGGCGTCGACACCGACGTCGCCTACATCTCGACCCGCCTCACCGCGGCGCTGATCCTGGAAGGCGCGGCGTACAACAAGAGCGACCTCGCCGCCTCGAAGGTCTCGTTCTCCGCCTACAAGAGCGGCGTCTACACCGACGTCACCGAGGAGGCCCTCCAGGACACCGTCTGGGACCTCGCGTCCAACGTCGTCCAGGAACACGGCCGCGCTCACGGTCGTCTCTGGGAGGGCTACTACGCCACCGGCACCGGCTCCAGCCAGCCGAAGGGCGTGTTCGCCGAGTCGTGGGCGACGACCCACACGACCGCGGCAACCGGCTTGCCGACCGTGGACGACCTCGTCACCGCGGCCTACAAGCTGAACCCGGCCTACCAGGCGTCCTCGGCGTGGCTGATGAACCAGGCGACCTGGGCAAACGTCGTGAAGTCCTCCGCAAGCGGCAAGTACCTCCTCAACGGCGAGAACGGGAACATCCTCCGCGACGGCGCGGTGGCCCTCTTCCTCGGCCGTCCGGTCTACATCTCGGAGTTTGCCCCGACGGCGGCGACCGGCAACACGGTCTCCGTCCTCTTCGGCGACTTCAAGCGCGCCTACCGCATCGTCGACCGCGCCGCGGTCACCTTCACGGTCGACGACTTGTCCCAGGCCTCGAGCGGCCTCATCCGCTACTCGAGCCGTATGCGTTCGGACGCCAAGGGCATGGACCTCTCGGCCATGTGCAAGGTCGTCATCAAGGCCTAATCACGCCCCATCGCCAGCCGGGTGGGCGCCCCTTCGGGGGCGCCTACCCCGGACTGTGAGGAACCATGGCAACGATTCCGACCGTAGCCGAGGCTCGAGGGTGGCTCAAGCTCACCCACACGCAAGACGACGCGCAGCTCACGCTCGCGATCGCCGCCGCGTGGAACGAGTACCAGGCCGCTACCGGCCGGCTCGAGGCCGACCTCACCGATGCGGAGAAGGTCGCGCTCCTCGAGCGCGTGGCGAACCTCTACGGCTTCCGTGGTGACGACTCGGTCGGTCCTTCGACCTGGTACGTCGACACGATCCGCCGCATGAACAACCCGAACAGCGTGGGCTAACGATGGCAGGATGCGGCTACTGGCGCGAGCGATACACCTACCAGGTTCCGACGACCACGGTCGACGGCGCAGGGCAGGGTACGACCGTCTACACCGACTCCGTCGTCGGCCTCGCCGGCGTGGTGACGCCGAACCAGCGCGAGGTCATGGGCGACATGGGCGTCGAGATCCGCACCGACGTCGTCATCGAGACCGCGTTCCATCCGTCGATCACCGCCGCCGGACGCCTGGTCGACGCCTCGACGACCGCGATCTACAACATCATCAGCGTCATCGACCCGGATGGCGGCAAGCGTCGCCGGCTTCGCATCACCGCGACCAACATCGACGGCCAGATCATCGACCCGGAGCCGGCATGATCAAGGCCTCCCTCCACGCGCTCGAGGTCAAGGCCAAGCTCCTCGCCATGAGCGAGCAAGCGCGGAAGAAGGCTTTCCGCAAGGTTCTTCGCCAGGCGGCGCGGCCGGTCGCTACCGAGCTGCAGCGCAGCTGGGCGAGGGCCAAGCGCCGCGGCGGACTTGTCACCGGCGAGATCGCCGACGCCCAGGAGTCCCGCATCAAGTTCCGCAAGCGCACCGGCCAAGCCACGCTCGAGATCGGCACCAACTACAAGCGCGGCGGCTACGCGAAGATCTGGCACATCCTCGAGAACGGCTTCAAGCACTACGGGAACAGCTCGACGTACACGACCATGGGCGACGAGGCGAACAGCCTGAAGCGCCGGCGGGAAGTGTTCCGCGAGGAGGTCGCGAAGAGCCTCGGCGGCTACAAGGGCAAGAGCAAGGACGAGCGCATCGCGCTCGCAAAGGCGTCGACTGCCGCATGGCAAGCCAAGATGCCAGGTGCCGACTCGGCGATCGGCCGCGCCAAGAGCGCCAAGAGCGCCCGGCGTGACGCCGCCCGCGCCAAGGGCGCCAACCGCACCATCCTCGGCCGCAAGATCTCGCGACCGATCGCGGCCAAGTGGGCGCCGAAGCTCGCGCAGATCGCCAAGGACCTCCTCGTCGCCGAGATCATGAAGCCGGTCAAGAAGAAGGGGGGCAAGACGTGAGCGCCTCCAGCCTCCCGGAAGCCATCTTCGACCAGCTCGACGCGGCGACGACGAACCCGGTCTCCTGCGAGCTTCGCCGCCAGGGCGACCCGACGCCGGCCGTGATCTACGAGATCAGCTCCTGCCGGTGGGACTTGGATATCTCCGGCACCCCGACCGGGACCGGCACGGCAACCGTCCGCGTCGACTGCGTCGCAGACCGGGCGCTCGACGCCTGGTCGCTCGCGATCGCCTGCCGGAACGCCCTGAACGGCGTGTGGACGCAGGGGACCTACACGCTCGTCGCTACCTCGCTCGAGGTCGCGCAGAGCAGGGGCGCACCAGACGACGGGCAACCCGACGCGGAGCGCGTCGCGACCCTTTCAGCGGAATTTCAATTCAAGGAGAGCAGCTAATGCCACGCGCAATTACCGGTTGGGGCGGACTATTGACGTTTAAGAAGAGCACGGCTAACGGCGTGACCGCCGTCACAATCCCCGTACGGAACGTCACAATTACGCGCCAAGCATCGGAGTTCAACACTACTGCACACGGTGATTTAGTGCAGACGTCTGGACCGGGACGTGTCAAGCGCGGCGGAAGCCTCGAGGCTTACGTTTCTGCGGACACAGCCGGATTCGTTGACGCCATTGAAACGCCCGTCCTTGCGAGTCCTGCCCAGCTGGTCTGGAAGGACAGCTCGCAGAACGTGGCAAACGGTACAAACCTCACGATGTCGGTGATCATCACCGGCGCCGACCAGACGCATTCCTCCGAGGACGCGGCGATCTTCTCGATCACCTTCACCGAAACGATCGCCCTCTAATGGCGACCTCTTCCCCATCCTGGCGCCAGGTGGATCTCGACGGGGTCGGAGCCGTCGAGGTCCGCCCGGTGACCTTGCGCGACACGGTCGGCGCGGACGTCACGGACCCCTCGTTTATCCACAAGTGCGTCCGGCACGTCGGCGGCGAGGTCTACACGCGCGACGAGATCCTCGATCTCCCGGTCGCCGCGGCCAACGCGCTCGCCGGCGAGGTAATGAAGGCCCGCCCTACCTCGGCGCCGAGCGGCGCCTCTGGAGACTGAACCCAACCATGGACGCCGAGCTGCATCTTGCCCAGGAGGAGACGACCATGGAGCGGGTCGAGTACCTGCTCACCGTGGTTGCGTGTTCCCTCACGGGCCAGCCGGCGCACGTCCTTTGCCCGTGGCGCCGTCGCGGCGTGGAGGGGTTCCTCCAGGCGGTGAACCGTGGCTAGTGCGGACATGAAGGCAGTCATCACGCTCACCGCCGACGCCTCGGGCGTCTCGGTGGGCGTCTCGAAGGCGATGAAGAGCCTCGAGAACCTCCAGGCGGGCGTCTCACAGCTTCGGTCCCTAGCGGTCGCCGGCATCCTTGCGAACGTGTTCCGCGGCCTCGCCGACGGTGCCATGTCCGAATTGAAGCGCCTGGAGGACCTCGGCCGCACCTACAGCGCCGAGGGCATGGGCGCCGCGAACCAGCTCGCGATCGCGCAGCAGCAGAGCGACCAGACGCTCGGCCAGGCATTCGGGCCGATTACCGCGGCGATCGACCAGATGAAGGTCCAAGCGATCAAGGACCTCACCGACTACCTCGTCGCCAACAAGGAGCCGATCGGGCAAGCGATGGCCGCGCTCGCCGGCTTCACGGTCGGACTTGCCGAGACCACGGCGGAATTCCTTGTCGCGCTCGGAAAGCTTGTCGACTGGGTTTCCAATTCCACGCCGGGCGAGATTGCTGCGGACGTTGGTACGGCCGCGGGAGAGTCGTTTCTCGGCGGTGGAAACATGGCCCTCGGTTCGGCAAACATCACCGCCATCGGTCTGATCTACGACGTGATCAAGTCCAAGCTCGGAGGCGACTGATATGCCAAGCACCAGCCAGATCCGACGCCTCCCGGAAACCGACTCGATCCAGCTTGCCGCGCCCGGCGACGAGACGAGCTGGACGGAGTCGCTTCTCTACACCTACAACGACACGCCGATTAAGAGCGTGTGGCAAGTCCTGGCCGACCCGATTGTGCCGCAGCAGGGGCAGCGGTACCAGGTGAACCCGGAGCCGGAAGATCCGACCACGGATATCCGCACCATGTTCGTCTGTCGGTCCATCGACGCAAGCCCGGTTCCGCAGTCGCCGCGCGCCTGGCATCTCCGCGTCAAGTGGTCGTGCCGCTACCCGATGAACGCAACGCGGCCCTATTTCAACCTCACGCGGTCCACGGCGCAGCGCACGGTACCCATGTACCGATCCAGCTCGGCGATCTTCACGGGCGTCCCGGCCAATGGAACGATGCCGTTCCCGCCGACGGCGTGGATGGGCGGCACGTCTGTCGACATGAACGGCCAGCCGCTCTCCGTCAAGGTCTCGCAGCAGTCGATCCAGGTGGACATTCTCTGGGACCGGACGCGCGACCGTTCCACGGACGCCGTGAGCGGAGCAGCTGATAGCCCGGACCCGCCGTCCGAGTGGTCGTCGATCTACGTGAACACGCGCAACAACGCGACCTTCCTCGGCTGGCCGACCGGCTACGTGACCTACCTCGGATGGACCGCAAACGAAAGCCCTGACGAGACGCTAGTGATCTCCCATCGGTTCCTTGCGGACGATTGGCAACACCTCGAGCAGCGCGTCGCCCCAAACATCGGAGGCAAGCCGCTCCTCGCCGCCGGACCGACGCTTGTGACCATACCGACGCAGTCGGCCGCAAATGTCTATTGGTACCAGCCGTTTGTCGAGCTGACCAATTTCAACAACCTCCTCTCCTGGCGGGCAAACCTCCTGAACGCCATCAACGTCCCGCAACCCTCCTACCCGTGAGCTACCAGACTCCCATTTTCGAGTCCGGCCTCTTCGGCAAGGCGAACCGTTTCGTCTGCAACGGGTGGACGCAGTCCGCCCAGGCGGTCGCGGCGAATGCCGAGGGCCTCGAGTGGGCGCAGCAGCAGGTCGTCCAGGGCAGCGTCCCGGAGCGGTGGCTGGCAAAGCTCACCGCGGCGACCTCGATCGGCGCCGACCGATGGACCTACACCTTCGAGCCGGTCGCGATCTCCTCCAGCAACGCGCCGGCGGCGCTGCTGACGAGTACGTGGGGGGCAGGGACGGGCGCCATCAACATCCGCGAGCTTCGCAACGACGGTAGCCAGGTCGACGGTAGCCCGAAGCCGTCCGGCTCGAGCATCGGCCCCGTTGGCAGCGTTTACGCCTCGGGCGCCTGGACGACCTCGTCGCTCGCCGGCTACGTCGAGATCCACCTTGACTACAACACCAGCGGAGGCGTCCTCTTCTGGTTCTCCGAACCGAATCCCGTGAGGTGCGCATCGTGAGCCAGTACCGCTACATCCATTCCGTGTGGCCCGCCTCCGCGGACACGTCGGACATATCTGCCGAAGTTCTCGTTGTCGCCGGTGGCGGTGGCGGCGGTGGCGCCTCTGGCGCGTCAGGCGGCGGCGGCGGTGGTGGCGGCGGCGGCA